GAACTTCTATGAGAGAATTACTTGGTTCAAACAAAATTGATGATAGTGAAAGGGCTAAATTATTTAAGAAGATGTTTGGTTATTATGATAAAGGTGTATTTACTATGATGGTAAATAAGTTTAAGAAACTGTTTGAAGCAAAAGGTGATAAATGGGATAGAGAAAATGATCCAAATGTTCCTGGTGATAACATAAAATTTGATTTTGGACCAGAACCTGAAGGTGAAGATGATTTATTGATGGATTTAGATGAAATAAATTTAAAAAAGATATTAACTAAATTAAAAATTCCAAGTAGTATTGTTAAAAATCCATCAAAACTGACTGCTTTTCTACAACAAAATCCAGTAATATTAACACAGGTATTAAGATTACTTGGTGAAAATATTAATGAGAGTAAAAAGGAATTTGTAATTTGGGGTATTCCACCTGGAAAGAGTTCAGAAGATATACTTTATACAAAAGCTAAATCTAATGGTGAAGCTAAAAAGATATTAAAAGTTTTAGTATCAAAACATGGAATTAAAAAAGGTAGAATACAAGTTTTAGATTTAGAACAAGATCCATCAAAATTTTGGAAATCAAGTGATGTGTTTGAAGATGTAAATATAAAAAAGAGAGACGGGAAAGATAGCGGAGATTATAGAACTTACTCGGCATTAGAAGATTCAGATGTAGATGAACCATATAAAAGAGATACAACGCCTACAGATGGTAAAGAAGAAAAATTAAAAAAAGAAAATATAACTCTTCCAATTAAAGTCGGTGATACAATATTAATGGGTAGATTTAAAAACAAAAAAGTTAAAATAAAAACTATAGATACAAATGAAAAAGGTGATTTAATCATAAATGGTAGAAGTGCTTTAAAGTTTAGAATGAAAGATGGTGGAAAAGTATTATTACCAAAACCACCTGACATAAGTGCAAATCCATTTGATGAGAGTGTTATGTTAGATTTTATATCTACACTTGATATGAAAAAGATAATGAATGAAGTTACAGCTACTAATATGGCCGGAGATGCAGATGATTTTAGTTTCGGAAAACAAATGGTAGATGACGGTCCTTCTGCATTTATTGGTGGAATGGGTGGGTATAGTGGTAGAAACAAAATTTCAGCAGAAAAACTTGGTTGGGAAGTTGTAAATTATATTTTAGGTGTTGATGTAAATAAAGTTCCACCATTTAAGTATGAATTTGAGGGAGGAAAATCGGTATCTTATTTACCAGCTGGTATTGGTACTGGCGGAACACCAAATAACCCTGAAAACCTAACTGGAATGAAAGGTTATAATAAGTGGAAGAAAAATATGAAAGGAATTGCTCAAAATGTTGGTATGGAATTGATAAAATTTATGGATAAAGATGAAAAAGAAAGAAAGAAACAGATTGCAAAAGGTACAAAACAAACACTTAAACAACAAAAGAAAGATGAAAAAGAAGGAGTTGTGGTTGAACCGATGGGTGAAGTATTCTCAAAAGATTGGTGGAAGTCGTTACTTACAGAAGGCGGTGCATATGGACATATGGCGCATCCGTTTGACGACAAAGATCTAACATTCGGTGATTTGAAGAAAATTATAGAAGATGGTTTAGGTGGACAACTTAATCGTGAGGATAATGTAACCGAAAAGTTAGATGGTCAAAACATAATGGTAAGTTGGAAAGACGGAAAACTTATAGCAGCAAGAAACAAAGGACATATCAAGAACGGTGGAGCCACTGCTTTAACAACAAGTGGTATAAAATCTAAATTTGAAGGTAGGGGTGATATAGCAAACGCATTTAACTTTGCTATGACGGATTTAGAAAAAGCTATAGGTTCATTATCACAAAAACAGAAAGATAAGATATTCAATAATGGATATAACTTTATGAATATGGAAGTGATGTGGCCTAAATCAGCAAATGTAATTGATTATGATGTTGCTACACTTGTATTTCATGGCGCACTTAAATATGATGACAGTGGAGCTGTAAAGGGTGAAGTAAAAGGTAGTGGTAGAATACTCGCCGGTATGATTAAACAAGTTAACCAACACATCCAAAAGAAATATTCAATAGGTCAACCTAAATTTTTAACATTAAGTAAACATAAAGATTTTGGTAAAATGAAAGATAAATTTTTAGGTAAGTTAAATAAATTAAGAAATCAATATGGATTAAAAGATAGTGATACTTTAGGTATGTATCATCAATCATATTGGGAAGAATATATTTATAATGCAGCTCAACAATTTGGATTTACAGTTAATGATGATATATTAGAAAATTTAACTAAAAGATGGGCATTCTTTGATAAGTCATATAAAATATCTACAATAAAATCAGATTTAAAAGATGAATCGGAATTTTTAGATTGGGTATTAAAATTAGATAAAAATGATCATTCAAAAATGGTTAAAGAAAATATGAAACCATTTGAAACTCTATTTTTCGAGGTTGGTGCAGAAATAATGAAAAACATTAGTGATTGGATGGCAGTTAATCCAGATAAAACTGTACAAAGAATGAAAAAGAAATTGGATAGTTCGATTTCTAAGGTTAGAGGTGGTGGAGACTTAAAGAAATTAAATACTTTAAAAGCACAATTAGATAAATTACAAGCTATTGGTGGAGTAAATGCTATTGTTCCATCAGAAGGAATTGTGTTTAAATATAATGGAAAAACCTATAAATTTACAGGTGCATTTGCTCCTATAAATCAAATCACGGGTTTAATTTCATTTTGATATATTTATATATAACAAATATAGGATAGATATGGCTAAAAAACATAGTAAAAATTTACAAAAAGTACAAGATATGTTGGATGGAAAGGGTTCGGGTAAGATACAATCTGGATATACTTCAACAGAAGAAACACACAAAATTGGTGATGTTTGGACAGATAGTGATGGAAAAACTTGGGAACAGAAAAATGGATATAGATCCAATATCACTAAATTAGCTGATAGAGGTATTGTTGATCATAAATGTTTAGATTGTAATAAATTTATTACCAAACCCTGGGATAAGGAAATTTTTAAGTTTAATGATAGGTGTTATTATTGTCAGATTGATTTTGAAGCTGAATTAAAAGGAACAGGTAAGTTTGATGAATGGAAGAAAAAACAAGATGAAAGAATAAAAGAAGAATATATTAAAAGGTTTGAAGAAGAAAACAAAGAATTGATAAAAGAAATTGAAAAGTTAGAAAACCCATTTGATACGAAAGTAGCCAATGCTATGGCCAATTCAAATGTGGAAATGACTATAAATAAAAATAAAGCTTAATGGGAGAAGCATTATGACTGAATGGATTATAGCAAATTGGGAATGGATTTTAGTTGGATTTTATGCACTTGAAAAGATAGTGAAATTATCACCAACAGATAAAGATGACATTCTATTTGATGCAGTAATAAAACCAGTTTTTGAGAAATTACCGTTTGGTAAAAAATAAATTATGAAAAAAATATGGAAATATGTTATAGCTTTCTTCACGTTTGCTGGAGGAATACTTGTTGCCTTTTTAAGTGGTAAGGATAGTGGTCGTTCACAAGAAAAACGAAAAGGAATTGATAAAAAATTAAAGGAAGTTAAATCTAATCTTAAAGATTTAGAGAAAAAAAAGAATGGTGTAAAGAAAACACTTAAAAGTAAGAAGAAAGCTTTAGAAGAAATTAAAAAACAAAAAGAAAAAAAAGTGAAAAAGAAATCTGCAAAGAAAGCTCATAGTAGATTAAAGAACATTGGTAAGGGGAAGAAGTAAATGAGGAAATTATTATCTATATTATTGATAATTTCTTTTTTATTACCACAAGAACCTTGCGATGGTGAATGCTATTCAGATGAAGAAGCTCAAAATATAGAAGCATATATTACAGAGTTAGAGCAGAAGGACAGCACACATCAACAAATTATTGATAATTTAGAAGAACAAGTTGATTTATACATAGATCAAGCTGAAATTGATAGTACAATAATAGAAAACTATAAGGAACAACTTGAATTGAAAGATGAAATGATAAAGAATATTAAACCTCACTGGTACGATAATAAATATCTTTGGTATTCTTATGGTATTTTATCAATGTTAGTTCCAATATGGGCAATAGGGCAAATAAAATAATGGGTCAAGATTTTAAGCAAATAGTAAAAAGAGAATACTTGAAATGTGTACAAGATCCAGTACATTTTATGAAAAAGTATTGTACAATTCAACATCCACAGGAAGGTAAAATTAAGTTTAATTTATATCCATTTCAAGAGAGATGTCTTACCGACTTTAAGAATGAAAGATATAATATAATCCTCAAAGCTCGCCAATTAGGTATATCAACACTTTCTGCTGGTTATTCATTGTGGTTGATGTTATTTCATAATGATAAAAATATTCTTGTTATTGCTACAGGTAAAGATGTTGCAAAAAATCTTGTTACAAAAGTTCGTGTTATGTATGATGGATTACCACAATGGTTAAAAACATCAACTGAAGAAATAAATAAATTATCAATTAGATTTACAAATGGTTCACAAATAAAAGCTATTGCTTCAAATGAATCAGCGGGTCGTTCAGAAGCCCTATCACTTTTGATTTTAGATGAAGCTGCATTTATTGAAAAGGTTGATGAGATATGGACTGCAGCACAACAAACACTTGCAACTGGTGGTGATTGCATTGTATTATCAACTCCAAATGGTGTGGGTAATTGGTTTCATCAACAATGGGTTGGTGCAGAAGATGGGACAAATGAGTTTAATACAATTAGACTTCATTGGACAGACCACCCAGATAGAGATCAAAAATGGAGAGATGAACAAGATAAGATTTTAGGTCCCTCACAAGCTGCTCAAGAGTGTGATACAGACTTCCTTACTTCTGGTGAATCTGTAGTTGACCCACGAATATTAACTTGGTATCAAGAAAATATGGTTAAAAAACCCGTATTACAAGAAGGTATAGATAGAAACCTTTGGATATGGGAACAGCCAGATTATACAAAAGATTATATAGTAGTTGCTGATGTGGCTCGTGGTGACAGTTCCGATTATTCAGCTTGTCAAGTATTCGAAATAGAAGATATGGTACAATGTGCTGAATATAAAGGTCAATTATCTACAACAGATTATGGTCATTTTTTAATAGATTTAGCTACAAAGTATAATGATGCTTTACTTGTAGTGGAAAACAACAATGTTGGTTGGGCTACTCTTCAAACTATTATAGATAGAGGGTATAAAAACACATTTTATCAATCAAAAGATTTAAAATATGTTGATGTAGAAAATCAACTTAATACAAATAGGTATAGGTCGGAGGATAAGAGTATGGTTGCTGGGTTTTCAACAACAATGAAAACAAAACCATTGATTATCGCTAAAATGGAAGAATATACACGAGAAAAATTAGTTAAACTTTATTCTGGTAGACTTATTGATGAATTATTTGTTTACATTTATCATAATTCAAAAACAGAAGCTATGCAGGGGTATAATGATGATTTAGTTATGTCTTATTCTATAGCCTTATGGATTAGAGATACAGCATTAAGAATCCAAAAAGATAGAAATGATACACAATGGAAATTAATGGGTGCTATGTTGGAGAATAATGGAAATAAAGAAGAATTATCAGCCGGTTTCCAAAAGGGAAATCGTAAAGAAGGTAAAAATCCATTTGAAATGGATACTGGTAAGGATAAAGAAGATTTAACTTGGTTATTAGGATAAATAAAACGGGGGAATTATGGCAGAACAAGAAAACATACTAACAAGATTAGGGAAATTATTTCAAAATCAAATAGTAGTTAGAAAAACACCAACTGGTCAATTAAAAGTTAAAGATGTAAATTTTACACAGCAAGGTTTGACATCTAACTTTATTGATAGATATCAAAGGTTGATGGGTGGTAATCAAACTTTTGGTGCTCGTTATGCTGCTAAACAGAATGCTAAAAACGCATTTGATGTTCAACGAAAAGAATTATTTAGAGATTATGAGTTAATGGATGAAGATCCAATTATATCATCTGCTCTTGATATATATTCAGATGAATCTACGGTAGATAATGTAGAAAATGAAATTTTAAAGATAAAAAGTGATAATCCTAAAGTAACTAAGATTCTTCATAATTTATTTTATGATATAATGAATATTGAGTTTAATTTATGGCCTTGGCTTCGTAATTTAACTAAATATGGTGACCATTTTCTTTATTTGGAAATAATAGATAAAATGGGAATAGTAAATATTAGACCTATATCAGTATACGAAGTGTTTAGATTGGAAGATCATGATCCAGAACAACCTAAATTAGTTCAATTTGAAGTTACACCAGAAGATGCTAGAAATACAATTCCATTTGGTGATCCACAAGAATTATTAGAAAATTATGAAGTAGCTCACTTCAGATTAATGTCTGATGCTAATTTTCTTCCTTATGGTAAATCAATGTTAGAAGGTGCTCGTAAAGTATGGAAACAATTACAACTTATGGAAGACGCTATGTTAATTCATAGAATTATGAGAGCTCCAGAAAAAAGAATTTTCAAATTAGATATAGGTAATATACCACCAAATGAAGTAGACAACTTCATGCAACAGATTATCAATAAAATGAAGAAAGTTCCAGTTATTGATCAAAAAACAGGTGATTACAACCTTCGATATAATATGGAATCTACAACGGAAGATTATTTCTTACCAGTTCGTGGTGGTGATAGTGGAACGGCTATAGAAACTTTACAAGGTTTAACTAATGATGGTGCTATTGATGATATTGAATACTTACGAAACAAAATGATGGCAGCTCTTAAAATACCTAAAGCATTTCTTGGGTATGAAGAGGGTGTTGGTTCAAAAGCAACACTAGCTGCAGAAGATGTGAGATTTTCAAGAACAATAGAAAGACTTCAGAAGATAGTAGTTGCTGAACTTGAAAAAATCGCTATTGTTCATTTATATACACAAGGTTTTGAAGATGCAGAACTTATTAATTTTAATTTAGAAT